GACACCAACATCGTCCAGGGGTGTCGTGCCCCCGACAAAGTTACCAGCGCCGGTCGGATTGACAATGATCATGCCCATCCACGCTTTGTTGGTTGGAAATGTGGGGAAAACAACGGCACCGATCGTCGCCGCTTCCACGCCCATCAGCGTTGTCAGGGTACCGGCAGAGTCCTGGAAAAAACAGAACACGTTGAACTTGGCGTTGGTGACAGTACCCGCCAGCGCGGCCATATCCGTGTTAGCTACTTTCGTCAGCAACACGACTTGCCCCGCTGCATTCAACGCACAAGCGTACGTCGCATTCACAGCCTTGACGAGTACCCCGCCGCCAGCCTTGATCGCCAAAGCGCCGCTAACTAACAACACCGCTTGTTCAGTCTGGTAGTGCTGACTGAGATCGGTAGCCAACGCGGCCAAAATCTTTTTTTCCGGCAGAGCGAGAATTTCAGCATTGATACGTAGTTGGGCCATGATTGAACTCCTTGGTTACGCTTGTTTGGAAAATTCGCCGAACGCTCCATCAAAATCTGATGGATCTGGCCCTTGTGTTTGCTCAGAACGTCCTCCGTTAACTACACGAAGTGCGGAAGCAGCAGCCGCTTTTTTTACATCTGACGGAGCCGCCGCAGCCTGAGCCACCGGAGCCGCCGCAGCCGCCGGAGCCGCCGCAGCCGCAGCCGCCGCAGCCGGAGCTGTATAGTTTGTTTCTTTCTTGAAACGCGTAATGAGATCCGCCACATCTTGTGGCGAACCATTCTGTACTACCTCCAAATACGCTTTCTTCAGATACGGAGGCTGGGTATTCACCCACGCAATGGCCGGATCGCGCACTCTGTCGTAATCTTCCACTAGCCCGAGAATATCTGAATACTGCGTGCGACTCGTTGTTACGGACATCGCTTCCTGCAGCGGTTCCAGTTGATCGCGTACCTGCGCGAAAATGTAGTTCACTAACTCGCGGTACTCCTTGCGCCGAATCAGTGCCTCGCCTTCGTGCACATCTTTCCAATCCTCACGGTACTTGGATAGCACCGCTTCCTCTTGCACGGAGTAGATCGGTGTTTCGGCAACAGCAACAGCGGGCGTCGCGACAGCAGCGGGCGTCTCGACAGCAGCAACAGCAACAGCAGCAGCAGCAGCAGCAGCAGCGGGCGTCTCGACAGCAGCGGGCGTCTCGACAGCAGCGGGCGTCTCGACAGCAGCGGGCGTCTCGACAGCAGCGGGCGTCTCGACAGCAGCAGCAGCAGCAGCGGGCGTCTCGACAGCAGCAGCAGGCGTCTCGACAGCAGCGGGAGCCGTTAACTCGGCGGCGAGCTGATCAAACGCTGCACCAAAGTCAGTGAGTTCTGCAGCCGCTTCGCTTCCAGGGGATGATACGGGGGTGCTTGGCATCGTTGTAGACATGGCGCTTTGTAACTCCTCAGAATTGTTGTGTCAAGGCGTAAAACTTTTACGGGCTAGGCTGCGATTGCTTCCTCTTGATTTGGGACAGGAGCGAATCCAGCGCCTTCGCTTCCCCCTGAAGCTGCGGTAGCTGCTCCGAAGGGTGCAAGGGTAGCTTGTCCTTCGTCTGTTGGAGCTTCACTTCCAGCAGCTCCAATAACGCCAGCGTCCCCTGCTCCTGCCGGTTCTGGTGTACCCGGTCCAGCAGCTCCTGTTCCTTCTGTCGTACTTGCGTTGGCGAGAGCATTTGGTGACAGTCCTTTCTCAAGTGCGTTAAGTATCACGTTCGCAGTAGTAGCTTCTGCGTTCGCATTGTTCTTGCCCGCCTGCGAAAGATTCTTCAGCGTATCGGACAAGAGTTTACGAATCTGCGCTTCAAGCATGCGTTGCTGCGTCTCAGACATCTGCGCTTCCTGCTGTGCTTTCTGGTCCTCACGCCTCTTGCCTTCTGCGTTATCAACAACAATGCCTTCAACTGGCAAGTCCCGAACCCTCACACGCGCACGAGCCAACTCGTGCATGTCGATATACACTTTTTCTTCTGGCGTCAGCGTACTGGCAAGTTGATCAAGTTGCATACCCAGCACTTCCTTAGCAAGCAAACTGGTGGCCCCACGGGCAACAGGCTGAAAATCCCCACGGAGCTTAGGATCTTTGTTGAATTGTTTGTTGAACAGAATAATCGAGTGGATCACCGACATCGTGAACATATCAAAATTACGTACAACATCCTTAAAAGGCAGGGCCGCGTCTCCACGCAACATGGAAGCCCCTGCAGCCGTACGGAAGGGCTCGCTTGGGCCTTTCGCCATGTCCCCTCCCGTTGCGGGACCGACAAACGTCTCCTGATCAGAGAAACCCCGAAACATTTCGACAATGCGCTGCAATTCCGGAATCTTCGAGTCGATATTGATGGCTCGAATCGCGGGCACATTGATCGTTTGCGGGCTGTCGTCCTCCCGATAATAGTTCTTGAAAGCACTGTGTGAATTCAGATCCTGATTCATACTCAGCAACGCAGTGTTAATTTCCAAGTTGATACCACACGCAACAGAACCGTTATCAAGGATCATACGAGTACCGGCGCACATACCCATTTGACTGTCCCGCACGATGTTCGGGAGCCCGCTACCAAGTAACGTGGATTCATCTTCTTCAAAAATAAAATGATGAAACATCTTCGGAGCATCCAGCTCACCAGCCAGCGTCGTCCACGGATCAGTGTCCGCTTTAATAACGTGTTCCCCAAGCATCCACACACTGGCCTTCAAGTCACGGTTCATCTCTTCGTCAGTAATATCTGCCCCCGCTTGATGCAGATCCTTGCCGGACACGTTACCTTCCCACACGAGCACTTCATACTTACCGCGTTCCCCCTCCGTAACGTTGAGCTGTACACCCATCGCACGTAAATCTGTCTCGTACGCACGCCTCTTGTAATTGCCTGCGGGGTATGTATCAAGGGCTGTGTCGATTTGCGCCGCGAAGAAATCCTTGCGGCCCTTCAGCATAATGACCTGGTGTTTTGACATGACAATACGCTGGAACTGCCCATCCATCTGCGCAAGTGTCTTGGCCGCGAGATCCGGGTAATAGTCCCACATCGCTACAAACTCGAAGCGCGGGCGCTCTGCTATGTATGCCTCGGATACGAGGCGTCCTGTAGCGTCCTTCTTCCACCGTCGCTGTGTCTGCGTTTCAATAAACGGCCCTTTCAGAACCCCCATGCCGAACTGGATACCGCTCATTAGTACCTTGCGGCACAGCGATACGAAGTCCAGCATACGCTCCCCTCCTAGCTCCTGGAGCTGATCCTCTATTTCCGTTTCGAGCCGCATCGCCCTTTGCTTGGCAACGACTCGGATGGCCTGTTCGATCTCGTCGTCTGTAGGCTCCCTCTTTTCCGCTACGGCCTTTTGTTGAACTGCCTGCAAAATCTGATCAAGCGTCTCGGCTTCCAGATTGGGTACCGCCGAGTTGGTGACACCCCAGCACTTGTCACTGTCCTGAAACAGCAAGTTCATCAACCGAGAGAGCATGGAAATGCACTTTACCCGCGTCAGTTTCGGGTAGGCTTTCGACCGTAAATTGTCAAGGTTGCGCTCCACATCCGGGTCGTAGATACCAATAAATTGCCGGATGTTTCTGGCCCACTTTAACTCAGCCAAACGACGATCATTTTCATACTGCAAGAACTTAGCGTACAGCGCCCCGCCCATGCGGCGAAGGGACTCAGGGTCTACAACAGTCTTGTCATCCATAGTCATTCCTTTCGGCTCGCGCACACATTAACGCATATGGTACGTGTTGTCGAATCGGGGCATCGGAGTCACGTTCGCATTGGTACGCCTTCCCCGGCGAATTTCGGTGTTCTGGAAGTACTGCGCAAGGTACGTTGTGCCGTCCCCTGGGTGAGAGTGTACATTCTTGTCAGGAGTGGGTTTGTCCTCCCCCTTCTTGACAATGCTATATCTCCATCCCCCACCAAGGGCTCGTATGAGCATCTTGCAACCAGGATCTATCACTAGCGCCGGTCCTTTCTCAGTCAAACGCGTAGTAAAGTGTGTAAGAGCCTCCAGCCGGGGTGTCAGTAGATTCGTTGGACCAATCTTGACAGTCCAACGTTTCTTCCATCGTTGGTCTTTCAGCACATCCACGACTGATGTCTCATTCGTAGGTGTGCGAGAGTTCGCAGCAGGGTCGGGAGCAATGATGATCTCAAAATCCCTGAACCGCGTATTGATCATAGGAATCAGACGATCCAATATCATACGCTCGGTGCCGTACCCTTCCAGTATTAACTCCGCAAGGATATGCATACGCCCAAAGAAATCCATCTGCCCGCAAATTAGAGCTGAGTGCCTGACACCGGGATCGTACCCGATAACCAAGGGCAGATAGGGATCAGGCCGCAAGGGTACTTTAGAAATGTGTAGCTCTCGATTGAATGTAGGTACTACTGGCCGACCAGAAATAGAATGCCCCCACTCCGCCTCCACGAACTGCTTGACCCATTCGCGGCTCTTGCCCATAGCGATGTTTTCGTAGTACTTGCGGCCCCCTTTCAGTGCCCCCAAATTCTCAGCCGCATCAGAGAGCCCGGAGGGCTGATGGTAGTAGGATACGTTCGCGGACCGGGACTCAACTAAAAAGTCATACCACCACGAATCCTCGTCGCCAGGATTCGATGCCCCCCACATGCCGTAGTTGGTAGCTCCCCGTTCTTCTTCCGGCAGCGTATCCGGCCATTCATTCTTCTGCGGGAACCGACCACACCGGCCAGAAAGGGCGTCTACAATTTCTTTCGGGATCTCAACAAACTCGTCCAATACTGCGAACGTAACTTCAAGAGACAATACTCGGGATACGTCCTGCGGGGTATCGAGCGGACGAAATAACACATCACACTCCACATCCCCGCCCTCGCAAGGAAAACGCAACTGAAACTCCTTGTCTGTCACCCGCCACGTTCCTGCCTGCCCGTCCTTGAACCAAAGATGCCACGAAGGTATTGTCGTATCTCGTAGCTGCGGGGCCGTGTTGCGCACGATGACGACTTTCGTCTTGCGCTTCCCGTCTGCAGGACTCGGCTTCTGCAGCATCGCCATGTGGATGATCTTGAAGAAGTTGCCTGTCGTCTTGCCTGACCCGTATGGTCCGATGATGAAGTTGTAGAACAACTCTCCAGGGCGATAGTCGCGGATGAAGTCCTCGACTGTTGGGGGCGGTGTGTAAGTGACGACAGAAGTACCCATCACTGAATAGCCCGTGCCATCCGTCGAGCCATTGATAGCTCCCTGTCCGCGATCAGGGCGTTCACCACCGCGACATACATGAGTTTGTACTTTGCCTGCCTCATTACTTTCATGCTGATATCGCCTTTCGTATTGCCGTAGTGGACAAGATTTTTCCGTACAACGGACCTGCAAGCCTCGCCGCCAGCATGCTTAGAAACCGTGCTCTGGCATTCGTATCCCGATTCATGGCGCAGTACTTCCAGTACTCCTCCCGATGCGCTTTCAGCTCTTCCCCCAAGCGGAATTCCGCATCCGCGAGATACGTATCCCACCACCACTGAATACTAGGAGAGTACGTAGTCTGCTGCTGAATATGCACGCTCTCATGAGCCTTCAACTCAGGCGAGAGCGGGATGCCGCTAGGCACGTATACATCGTGCCCATACGTAAATATCACGTTAGAATTTCGCGCCTTGGGGAACACAGCAACAATGGCTTCGATGTTCGGAGGGAACGCCTTGATAATGTTCATCATTGCATGTTTCGGAAATTGATTTGTATGGCGAATCCCGGCACGCTGTTACCGCCGCCACCCTCTACTGCAGCTACTTTCGGATTATCATACAGCGCCCAACGCATCGTCGCCTTAATCAGATCTGCCTTCACGTTCGGGGGCGTATCTTTGTCATGTATCGTACGCCATGACGTTTTCAACAGTTCTTCGGCCTGCAGTTTTGCCTTTAAGACGAACGACATGCCTTCCTTCTTCACTAACTCGACAGCCCTCTCCAAATCCGCCAGGAATAGAGGTTCGTATCGTATACGATCCCACTCCTCACTGGAGATTCCGTATGCTTCGCATATCATGCGCGTAGATGATGTACGCAGAGCCAGTTCAATCGGGAATGTCGGCGGATACCCTATACGCGCAGGATCAGTAGGGGCCAAAGGAGTAATCGTCCTGCTCGGCTCTGCCAGCATCGTACTTACCGATAGGCAAGGGTCCGGGAGTTGCTGATCAAACATGTCAAAATCAAGAAGCGCAGCGAGTGTCATTTTTTAAGGGTTGCTTGGTTTGTTTTGGCGTTATATTTGTATTCAACAGCACCCCGCCCCGAGGCGTTGGCAGCCCGATCTTTTGCTCTTCCTGCCGCACCCAAAGCCTGCCGCTTCTTACCTTCCTTGGTGAGCGCCCCGCCTGCTGTCATATGGCCCCGCTTCTTCAACAGTGCGATCGCCATACCTTTCGGATCTGCCATGCCCTTGCCTTCAAGCTGGCTGGTTAGACGTGGTAGTAACTTCATGAGACAGCTTCCTGCTTTTCTTTAGCACGATATTTTTTCTTCGCTTCCCGTACTTTTACCGGGTTATTGTGCTTCCACTGCCGCTGCTTTTCCGCAGCACAATCTTTACAGTATGGAGCCATTCCGTCAGTGCGTGATCTGTCGCTGGAGAACAGAGTATGTTCACACACATGCCTCTTCTGCTTACCCGCCCCAGGGCATATTTTTGTAGCGTTCATCGGTCCTTCTCCGAACTGATACCCCGAGGCCGGATACGTAATGTCCGGCGTATCGCCGGTTGCCGGTGCCTCGCATCTTCCTCACTGGCAGCGTTGATCGTAATGAAATATCGCGTACCCCGATACAGGTAGTCCGCAATAAACTCTGTAGCATTTGGAGGTAACGGTATCATAATACTACCGAACTTTCTTTAACTGTGGCTTCGACCACACGAGCCGCCGTCTGCATCCGGGCGAGAAGCTGCGCTTGCGTAATCATGAGTGTAGGATTCCCCATCTCTTTCGCCAGAGCAACAATGAAATCATCCAGAGAGATACGCATTCCCAAAGAGAGCGCATCAACCCACACAAAAATCTCTGGATTGCCCCACAAGCGACTCACCGTTACTGTAGATCTTCCGATAAGTTCACTCATGATTACACGACGTTCTGTTCGCCGTCCACGGTGATCGTCAGCGATGATACTGCACTCGCCAAGCCGGAAAGGAAATCAGTGGAATTCATCCTGCGATTGCAGTAGTGGTCGTACACGCTGTTGGCCGCAACGGATACCAACTTGAACAGTTCCGTACCCGCCGCGCTGCCGCCTGTAGCACCAATGTACAGCGTGAACGTAACTGCTCCCGCCGTCACGTTGGCGATATGGATGTGCTTGAGCACGGTGAATATGGTTGCTGCGGGTGGAGTGTAAATATCCGCTGCTGCTGCAGCTATGAACGCTGGCCCTGCGATTCGTTTCGGTGTACCTGCCATGATGATTCTCCTTTAATAACCGATGTAATAAGACACGTTAACACGACCAAGAACTGCAGCACCGGCAGCAGCAGCGACGACAGTTGTAGCGGTATTCGCAGTAAGAGATTTAAGTGGAGTAGTTGGGGCGTATTCCAGATCAAGCTGTGTACCTCCTGCTACCATAGCATTTCCAACACTCCATGCAGGAGTTCCCGGAAGATTCGTGGAAGTATGAATAATAGTGGCACCGCCTACGAGTGCCGCCGTAGCATTACGCATGATGTGAATGTGCGTAATGTAGTGAAACATTCCCACACCCGCAGCAGGAAGAGTCGCAGTTGCAGCAGTATTCGCAGCGGCAGTCGCAGTCACATGGAGAATAGATGGAATAGGGCGATTGTAGCTAATAAAATTTGCAGCCGACCCTCGCAACGCAATCGTTACGTTTCCAGAAGTGTAAGCTGATACACGAATACGAATCCTACGATAGCCGGAACAGCCAATCGTATAGATACCTGAGTGGGTAGTAGCAATTACAACTGAAGGAACAAATTGTTCTGCGAGAGCAACTGCAACAAGAAGCTGAAACTGCGCAAACATTGGGAGAATGACGTAATTCGTGCCATCTACTGTTCCTTCGCACACATAAGTCAATGAGCCTGCCGCAGTTCTGGCATCGAAGGTAACTACCGCTTTACCTTGAATATCAATCAGAGTTTCTGCATTAAGCGCACCTAGAACAACTGTAGGTGTCCTCGCATCAGTTAATACTTCACCTGTGAT